CCATAACTACAACGTATGCATTTTGATATAACATAGTAGGTGTTACTGTTCGGGTACCAGTATAGCTCACAACAGATGTGATAGGTTCACCTGCATATTCTTTTGCATAGAATCGTGAGAGGTACGAGGTCGTCATTTACCAGATCCTTTAGTTAAATGTCTGGTACCAAATGTCTCCGTTTGCACCACCGGATGGTGCACTTGTACTGACATATACGACGTAAGAAGAATCATTGTTTGAGTCAGCTCCAAAATTCCTTGACGTTTTATTTATCTCTGCAGTTGAGATGGAGTTGACTAAACCTCGATTAGTTACGTTAGCAGTAATAGAAAACGTAGTATTACCAAATTCCTGTGTAACTATTCCAGTGTCAGGTAAGGTTGAAACTTGTACGTTTGCAGTTGAGTTAACAATTTCAACACCAGCAACTTTAAGTGGCATGTTGATCCTCCAGATCCTTTACTCTTGTGCTCAATTCCTTTACAGCTTCGATAAGTAATGGAATAAGTGATTGATATTTAACTGATAATGCACCATTTCCATTTTCACTAACAAGGAATGGAAGTTCTTTTTCAACTTCTTGAGCAACTACACCGAGGTCTGTAGTACCATTTTTATGATCATCTGTATTCCAAGTAAACATATATCCATTTAAATTTTGAACAACCTCTAATGCATTTTGCATTTGTTTTAAATCGGTTTTTAAATTGATATCTGATGAGTAACTTGCTTCAACATCACCGAATGCTCTTACGTTATTAAAATATCCATTTCCAAAAGCCATTGTTGGTGTACCAAGATCATGTGTAACATTTGCAGTTACATGCACGTTTGATGCTACGTTAAGAGCAGCTGATGTACTAACAGAACCACCTCTAATTGTGTCTACAGCAACTAAGGTATTGGCTGAGAATATTCCATTTACAAATCCATTACCTGTAGTAATGGTGTGGTTGGTACCATTTGGTGATGCGACAGCACCAACAGTTACTTGAATTGTACCAGCATCGTAAACCAACTGGTTTGTTCTTTCAACCCATTCTCTAAATGTATCTGTACTGACCGATACATTAGCACCCAAGTATGATGTTTTTGCCATCTTATCCTCTTGCTATTTGGACCAAGAGATCCTTAATTTCTTTCATATCATTTTTCAATTGTTCAACATCATCATGTAGGTTTTGTGCATTCTTAGATTCTGCTCGTTGTTTCTTGTATATTTCTAACGAACGTCTATCTGTATTTATAAGAGCCATGCTGTTAGGCTCTCTTCCAAGAGAAGATACCTCAGTTTGAATTAATTTTCCTACAGCCATGATAACCCTAAATTGTTACTGCAATTGCACGATAGTTTTTAATTCTTGGAACTCTAGTAATATCAGGTGACAACATCACAATCTTAATTTGGAAGGATCTATATTGATTAAATCTAATATTATCACCATTAAAGTAAGTTACAATTCCTTCATTTCCTGGATCTAAGAACGCTTGTTGTTTCGCTGTTGTATTAACCAAGAACAAGTCAGCTTCCGTGTTGTCAAAAGTCAATGCGTTAGCTAGTGTAATTACAGTTGAGTTTGCAGCTGATACTAATTCAAGTTGATAATCGGTTGTTCTACTCGTATTAACAATTTTGAGTAAATCGTTTGTAGATACAGCTGTTGATAGATCAGTACCATTTGTCGAAATTTGGGTGTTTGCTAAATCAGCTAGACCAGTACCACTTAGTTTTGTAACATCTAATGATGTTGGAAAACCAAATTCCATTTCGATAAAGTCATTAATACCTGTTGGAGATGTGAATGAATCATCACCAACTCTTGCTAGTTTAGTCCAATGCTTATCGCCAAAAGGATCTGGATCATACTCGTTAAGCACTCTTGCCCATACTTGTACGTCTGTTCCTTGTGGTCTTGTTGATGTGACAAATACTTTAATATCTTCTGCATCTAAACCAGCATCTAAAGTAACAACCTTTGATACATATTTTGCCAATGCATTACCTTGTCCTGGTAAGTATTCATTTGTTGCATCGTTGTTAATAACATGTTCCAATCTGACAATACTTGTTGTACTATCATCTAAGATTGGTGACAAACGATCTAATTGTGTCTTAAACTTATAAGTATGTTTCCAAGACTTAGCACCAGATTGATCAACAATCTCATTTGACCTACTTTTAATGTATTGTTCCTCATCGAATCTTGCTCTATTGTCAACTGGATATGAGTTGTTTGCAGAAGAACCGGTTGCTGTATTTGCTTGAGCAAATTGAGTAAATTCAGTAAGTTCTGGTGAAATATAGTAAATTAAATTTTCAAATCCAGAAGTTTTTAAGTTCTTTACTGTTGTAACAACTGCATTTGCTTGCGACTGACTTCCAATAATAATGTCGCTATTGGCAAAGTACATTGTGCTGTTTGCTGTTGAATCAATCAAGAACATTTCTTTATTTCTTGATGTGTTTTCATAAAAGTCAACCGTGCCTTGAGCAGATAACATTACGTTAGCTGTGTTTGCACCTTGTACTGCAAAAGTTGGAAATCCTTGAATAGTAAGAGAAGTATTGCTTGTAATTGATGTAACCTTTTTTGCATCATGGGACGTTCCATTGGACAATGCTACCCAATCACCTACATTCAAATCGGTTGTAAACGCGGTACCAGATCCAGTTACTGTTTCTGATGTTGTTGTAAACTGCACGGTACCAGTTATATTTGCTGACGGATCCCATTCGAATACTCTTTCGCCTTGTTCGAACCCTCCCTGTATACTACTAAGATCAAAAAATTCATAATCCCTGTTTGTATACAGTACTTCACCAGAACCTTTTGTGAAATTGGCTCTGTAAATTGTCATTTTAAAGTCTTCATCAACAGTTGCTTTCCATGCGGAGTTGTTAGATGAAACAAACAATGATCCAACAAATGAGTCTTTATTCTCAACATTTTTTGTAATGAAATCAGCTTCACCAGCTTTTCTTACAAACAACTCATAGTTTGGATTTGCATTATCTGGTGTTACAACAATACAGTATTCTGTAAAGTTCTTGAGAAACACCAAATCATTAAACGTAACTGTTGTTGCAATAGATCCATCATTAGAAGTATTGACCTGTGAACTATTTAAGTGCACTTGAGAGCCAGGAATCTGATTCAACGTTGGATATCCATTAAGTACAGATCTTAGTTCAACTGTTACACCCAAGTTAGGATCTTTTGTTTGGAAGTATAGATCAATTTTTGAAATGAATACACCAGTAGCGTCTTGTGTATCTTTTACGATAAAGGTCTGAGCAATTGGATCATCACCATCACCATCACCACCATCGCCATCACCATCACCATCACCATCACCACCACTTGGAGAGAAAGATGGTGGTGCTGGAGGATTTGGAATAAACCCAACAATACTTTCTGAGGAAACAACTGTTGATTTTTGTGATGGTGTATTAGTTACAATTGTCTTGGAACCGACTACTGGTCTTTTTGTTTGAAACTGTACTTGTTTTGTTGAAACTTCAAGACTACCTTGATCAACAGAATGATTATATGCATTGAAGGTTACTGTTGTAAACGAATCAGCATCGTCAACAGCATTTTGATAAGTATTTTTATTAGCAATGTATACTTCTCTCGATCCGACAGCATATGTCTCAGATGCTATGTATAAAGAGAAAAATACTTCACCTTTAGAATTTGAATTAATTGCATCTCCTCTTGCACCTGTGGTTCTGAAGTTTGATTGAATAACTTCATCACTAGAATTTACAGTACAGGGAGTTACGACAGCACTAACGTCCTTTGAATCAAAATAAATATAATGTCTAGTATTTGGTTTTAGTCCAACAGCGTAGCAGAAAATAACTTGTTCTCTAATATATGGATTAAACCTTGTATCTTTTACAAAGGTTCCAACGTTTGTTACACTTGTTGTTTCTGTACCAATAAACTGATTATGTTTTTCTTGAACTTCTTCAGTTAAAATAGTCTCGTAATGTTCAACAGTCTCGTTTTCAACAATTTCAATTATTTGTGTGCCGCCACCTGTACTTCTTGTAGTTGCACCAGAAACTCTACTTGAGTTTGTTGTTCCTAAAAAGTTAGTTACACTTTCGGATGAAACGACTTCTGTTGATGGTGCTTGAATTGCTTCTAATTGATTTAATTGATTTGCAAGACTTTTAACACCTGAAGACATATCAATCTCAAGTTTAATATCACTTTCAGCAGTATGTCTTACATCGTAGAAGTTGTCGTAGTTTGGAAACAAAGATGCTTTACCAAAAAAATTCCAAGATGCTTCAGCTGTGTTTCTTGTTTTTGTTGCAGATCTTTGCTCTAATAGTGTTGTTGAATTATAGGGTAGGGTAATTAAATCTCTATTCTGTACAGTATTAGTAAACGTCTGTGGTGCAATGTCAATTCTATTCTGCTTAATTCTTGACGTCAATACCTTTCTTGCACTATCGTATCCAGCCTTAAATTCTCTATCATTTACAGAAGCTGGTGATTTGGAACTAAAATTGTCAACCAAAATACCGTTTTTAAATCTGTCTAATGATGTATTTGCCGATGATGGAATCGTGAGAGCTTGTGTATCTTTTTCAAGACTATTTAATGATGTATAATATTGAAGTTTAGTAACATCTTGTCTAAGCTGTTTTAGATCTTGCATTGTTGAACGCTTGATCTGCTTATCTGCTATTGTATAACCATAGTCGATTCTACCCGCTTGCCTTGCTAGCTTAGCAGAAAGGGAAGGAAATACTGGAACCTCAATACCACATAAAGGCATTACATTATCTTTTGGTCTTGGAGGTACTGGCTTAGATTGTGGCGTACCTTCTGTTATTTCAAATTTACCATTATCACTTAGTGTTAGCATATCTATTCTTGGTAAATAATGCTGATAGTCGACGACAAGATTTTTTCCTGCAGCAGCGTTATATTGTTCACCAGCAAACGTTTTTGTTGCTGCTGGGTTCGTTGTTGCTGCAGCTGCTGTTGTTGCTTCTGTTACATTTGCGGTATTTGCAACATAAGGTCTAAAATCAATTGCATCTCTAAGATCGAAAACTTGTCCATTTGTTGGTGAAGAAAATACTGGAATTGATTCTGTTCTAATCTTATCAGCAGGAAGTGGATTTGTCGTATCGTCTACAGGATAACTGTCGACAGAGAAATAACCATAATTTGATCCAGACTTTGTAAATGCTCTCAAGACAACAAGTATTCTACTAGCTGCAGAAAGACTCAATGTTGAATTTGTTGTTTGTCTTAGATAACTTAAATTATAGAATCCATCTTCTTGTCTACGATCGAGATAAAAATCAGATGTCTTATCGTATGTTGCACTTTCAATACCTGTAAAGGTAGTATGAACATAAACTTTTTGAATATCATATACATCTGGAATTCCAAGCGACCATGGTCCACTTGAACCAGCAGCGTTAGTACTACAATTAATTTTTACATATGAGTTTGCATTAAGTACTTTGTCAATTTGGGCTGCATTGTCTTTTCTAATATTATGGACAACATTAACTGTTAGTGTGTCTTCTAATTCTTTACCTCTTGTGCAATTAATGATTACACTATCACCTGTGCCACCAATTGTAATATTACTCGTGGTTGAATCAGCTAGTGGTACAACTTTATTTTGGGTGAATAATCTTCTATGAGCCTTCGATGTCCCATTTGCAACTGGTTTCGCTCTTACTTGAAGAACTGTATTGTTTGTGATACCGGTAATTACCTGGCTTCCGGATATAGTATCAACAACAATTGTGTCCCCTACTCTGTATTCATTAATAAACGCTGTACCTGTTCCAACTATTGTTGTGTTATCACTGTTTGTTTGTACTGTACCAGTTAGTGGAACAGTTTGAGCAGTATCACCTCCGGCGACAATTATAAATTCATTTTCCTCATCATCAGACAATGATGAGCTAGTTGAATAAGGAAAGAACTGGTCTCCACCTGATAAAGCAAATGTTAATGTACCGTTTGTTTGAACAGTCTGACTTGTAGTAGTTGTTCTGAAGATAAACGAAGCGTTGTCAGTTGGTTTATGATTTAGTGTTTTAATACCTTTGTTTGAGAAAGATTGTACTAAAACTTTACGATCTGTTTCATTAAGAACTGTTTTACCATTTACTAATACAGTGTCGGCAATTGCCTCACCAGAACCACCACCTGCAAATTCAGCAATTGACTTAATATCTCTGAAGTCTTTACCAGCATTCATTTGAATGTCAAACAAATAAACTCTATATTGGCACGTGCTTGTTCCTTGTACGCCACTGTTGTATCTAATTGATCTAACTTTAGCAGTACCCACAACTACACCAGTATAAGATGGCCCTGATCCTGATACATTTGATCCGGAAATAGAAGGAATTGTTTCATCGCTAGCTGTAGGACAAGTTGAAATTCTATTAGATGCAGTATCAAGCAACTTAACTTCAGAATTTGTTCCAATTCCAAAACTACCCATATATTCATCAACAATTACGTAGTTACCAAAATTTTGTGATACAACAGCATTTTCTACATTAGCAGTATCAGTACCTTTTCTAACTGTTACTCTTGCTGTACCAACTGTTTCAGTTCTGAATCCTTGAACATACGCTTTACCTGTTCCAACTAAAACAGTATCGTGTGTTGCATTTGATGTTAAATCTTCTGAAGAAAATGTAAAAGGTTTTACAACATAGTTACCACTTTCCTCGTGTGTTCTTCTTGCCATTTCCTTACCAAGTTGAGAATAAACCGTCTCTTCTTGAATTCTATTAATATCACCTCTTGAATTTACTTCAACAATCCTTAGGAAATTATTTGGTGCATTTGAAGATACAAAAGAATTAGCAACAGCTGATAATTTAAGTCTATCAGCACCAGAAGCATTTACATTATTAAATCCTTGGGCATTATCAAGTAATGTACTATCGATGTCTGAACTAATAATCTCTTCTTTTGTTGTAAAACCAACATAATAATTATTTGCAAGAGTTGTATATCTATCAACAAGGATCTTTTGTGGATCAACATCAACGAAATGACCTTTTTGAAAAATAACACCATCATCACACACAAACCCTACTGTGCTTCCAATTACATTATGCCTCAAATGTTCAGCTCGAGCTGCTTCTGTTGGTCCTGTTCCTAATAGATAATTAATTTTTCCAGGATCTGCTTTTTGTAGTGAAGAATTTGCAGCTACGAACGAAGTGTTTGACAACAGTAATGCGGAAAGATTTGCACCTGATCCAGTGTTTGTATTTACTGTAATGGTAATCGTTTCTCTTAGATCATAATTTTTACCTGAGTTTGTAACAGTTACAGATGTGATGTTACCACTAGCATCTGTTGTTACATTTGCTGCAGCGTTCGAACCTCTTAATGAAGTAAATACTAAAGTGTCACCATTGGTATAACCTGTACCACTGTTTGCGATTGAAATGCTATTAATTATACCATTGGCCGAGTAGAACTTTAAAACATTTCCAGTAGCAAATTTTTCTACTTCGGTACCGCCAGCTGTTTTACCAACAGATGTATATCTACCATAAAAAGTATTCAAATTTGGATTTTGAGTTTGAAATCCTGATCTTGTTAATTCAATCTGCATAATTAAATTATTATTAGCATTACCAGAGGTAGCTTCATACACCAAATAACCATTAGCATAATCACCAATTGAGAATACATCACCTGCTTGATTTCTATCTTCTACTTTAACATATTGAAAAATTTTCTTTGTAAAGTTAACACCAGAAATAATTGTGCCGTCTTTAAGAATATTTTGTCCAAAAATTTCAATTTGTTTTTGTAAAATAGATTGTAGCTGAGTTAGTTCTCTTGCTTGTACAGGAACAGATGGTTTGAAAAGGATTCTATTGTAACCCTTTTCGAAATCGTAGTCGTCAAAGTATGGACTTGCATTTAAATCAGTGTCGAGTGGATTTCCTACCATTGTTTCCTCTAAAACTTAAAGACCAGTTTAATTGTTTCTGTTGTTGTGTTTGATCTTGACACACTTTCGATATTTTTAAGCAATAAAACACTACCTGAGTTTCTAACCAAATCTGGACTAATTTTACTTTTAAACCGAACCGTTTCATTTGACGTACTACCAGTAACAATATCTGTATTGGTTATATCAAATGCTCCTCTTATTGTTGTAAGAGAAGTTACAGTACTGTTACTTGCATAAACAAATGCATTAGCATTATTTATAGTGTCGGTTACCTTCTCATCTTCACTAAATGGATTACCACTTAATAAATTATGACTATATTTTCCAGTTTGTTGAAAATAATCAGTATTTGATCTAGAACTATCTTCAGCATTAACTCTAACACCAACGACTGTTGCTGTTGCACTAGATGTAGATCCAGTAACATTACCTGAGTTAGCAAAACTACCATATGCATTTGTTAATCTCATGACAGTAGTGTTTGAAAAAGATATTGCACCTTTTGCATTTGCAGTATTTAAAGTAACAGTTTCACCCGTTGTAAAGTTAGCGGTTTGATTTTCAAATGTGATCATTACATTTGCATAATGTGGATCTTTTAATAATCCTACAGTTCTAAAATCATTATCTGTCTGAATCTGACTAGCTTCATTATTAGCAAAGTCTGTACTAATTATAATATATCTTGCATTTAATTCTTCTTTTGGATTTGACGCATGACCACCATATGGACCTATAATTGCACGGGCAGAAGCTAGGTTAGCTGACTCCATGTTATTTGCTTCAATGGTAACATCAGCAAACGTGTAACCCGAACCTCGCTGTAATATCTCTACGTTTGATATAGTATTAGTGCTTGTGTTGATTATTGCACGAGCTTCAGCATTTGAACCATCACCTCTGATTCTTACAAGAGGAGTGATTTCAAATGTTGATGTTCCATCTGGAGCTGAAGATAATGCATTGTTAACAGTAACAGTTTTAGTAGAACCATCGTAATCAGTAATCTGCTTAAACTCACCATTACCTACACCGCCTGTAAAATATATCATACAATTGTTATAAAAATCATTATTTCCAGAAGCTGTGCTGACAATTTTAAACACAGTTGTGTTTGTTGAAGATACGACAGATCCGGATACGTATTCATTATAATTGTTTCCACTGTTTGAAACAACATAAGCATCAATTGAACCGTTAATTGCATTAGATACAGCATTTGCATGACTTACAATCGGAATGTATGTGTTTGAAGCAAACTTATCCCACGTTGCCTGAGGTATTGTATACATAAATCTCCACTGGTACCCGTCAGCAGCAGATTTAATGTACAGTGTATCTAATGCTGCAGAGACATCAGAGAACAAAGGAGTTGAATTAGATGCAACACCACCATTGTTATCAATACATTTCCATACGTGATAATCTGTACCTTCTGATGTATATACAAAATAATTATTTGAGTCTAATCCAGTTGATGTAGGATCATACATTGCATATACAGTATTATTTGTCCAAAGACGTTTTTCAATAGCCTGTGATACGTCAGAACTTGTAACAAGTTTACCAGATATCATTTCATCATATGTTTGATGTAGAGAATTTGCAATAGAAGCGTTAGGATCTGGTGTCGTAACTTCTATATAATCTCTATGCTTTGACGTAAATACATAATATCTAGAGTTTGCTGCTTCATCTAATGACTCAACAAACTGACTAGCAACATGTACGTTATATTCTTTGTAAGTCTTACTACTCATTTACTATGCCTGTACAACACTAGATTCTATTGCTGACGATTCGTTATTTGCAAATGAATCAACTACTACTTTGCCAAACAACTTATAACCAGCAGTGTGGATGACGTCCTTAACTACTTTTTCATACTTATTTAGCTCAAATTCAGATAGGATTTGATATGAGAATGTCTGGTAAAAATCATTATCATGAATAAAATAATTCTCATTTAACGCACCGTATTTTCTTCTCCAATAACCTCTACTGATACCTGTTCCATTTGCAACAGCTGTACCTGTTACTAATTGAGCTATTCCATTTACAGTAAATGATACATTCTCACCTGTTTTAAATCTATAACCTGAATCAACAACTTCAATCGTATCAATTATTCCAGTACCAATAGTGACATTTGAGCTTATTGTTGCGTTTAATCCTGTTCTTATAGTTTCGTTCCAAGAATTAGCTGGATAGTTGACTCTTGTTGGTTCTAACGACTTATAATTATTGTTTGTTTGTAATCTATCGGTTGTAGATATTCTAAACAATTCATCAACAGAATGCATTCTTGCTGTCAAAGATTGTGAAGATGTGTTTATTGTAAGTACTTTTCCAACAGCCAAATGTGTTTGTGTGCTGTTTGTTTGGGTATCTATTAATGAACAATCAACCGTGTTTCCACTTATAAATCCTGTTATTGTATTGCTACTAAATGTAACTGAGCTACCTGTAACATAAAAGTTGTCACCATCAGTTTTCTCAACAAGGTTGCCTAATTTTAAATATGTTGTATTTGAATCAAGTACAACAGCATAATTATTTACTGTTGAGCTTTTCTCTTGTACAATTCCTTCACCAATAGCTAATGGATTAACAGCACTTGAGAATGTTATAACCTTTACGTCAGACGATCTACTTTGTCTTAGAATATCACCTTGAATAGGTGCAGGACCAGCTAGGTTGATATAATCAACTTCCACATCTCTTACATTATAACCATCGATGTATCTGTTTTGAGGCAATACAACTGGATTGCCAGAATATGTGTTACCGGTGTCATTAATAGTGAGTATTGAAATTTCTCCCAACAGCTCATTTTGAAAAGTAAGAGCCTTTTCGATCACAGAATCAACATTTGCTGATGTGTCTTTTACAAAACCATATCCATTGTCAGATACGTTACTTGTGCTACCATCTATAACCATATCTAAAAACGCAACATTACCGGCGTTATTTGCATTTATATAATCTGTATATACATTAGCAGTGACACCGTTTAGAATAGTTGTAATTTCAATATTTGAACCAGTACCAGACACATTTGTTATAATGTCTGCATATGTATTTGACGTCAGTCCTCTAACATACATTTGAGCATCAGCAAATGGAAATGCAATATTGTTTGCAACTAATCCAATATTTTTTCCATTGTCGCCAATATATGTTCCATATGCATATGTGTTTGTTATAGATACAGGTGTTGCATTTGCATATGTATTAGCTATGATTTGTAAATTTACAACACTACTGCTAAATGAACCAGTTGTCTCGTAAACAAACAAAGACCCTTCAGATGTGTTCCCTGAAATTAAACCAATATTACCGTTTGCAACTACAACACCATTCGCATTTAAACCAACGACCCAAGTACTGGTGTTTGCTGCATTATAAAAGTCATCAGACGCAGCTGTGTATTCAATTGTTATTCTTGGCGATTCAATTGTTTCAAATAAATCAAATGTATTGGCTGGTCTTGTAGTCAGTGGATGACTTGTAACTAAATCGTCAAACTGAGCGGATACAAATGTGTTAGATACATTATTTACTTCAAGCGTAACTGTACTAACCAATACATTACTTATTGATGTATTGGTTGAATAACCAGAACCGACACTTGTAGTAATAAAATTTGGTATGCCAGTTCCATCTTTTACAGATAAAACTCTAACATGACCATGCGTTGAAGTATTAGCTGTTGATTTTACATCTAAAGTATCACCAACAGCATAATTGTTACCACCAGCTGTAATTGTTAAATTATTTAATGAACCATTTAGTCTAATTTTTTGTGAGCCTGATTGTCCATTAGAAATTAGTTCATTACCTTGAAACTCACCTACTAGATTATCCAAGAACATAATTGTTAATAATGTTCCTTGTACAGAAGTGCCTACAATAGATGTTACATAAGCTGATGCTTTTGAGGTTTCACCAGTAATTGTTCTTCCGAGAAATGTTTTTAAAACATCTTCATCTGGTATATAACACTCAACGTATCTTGGCTTAACAAACTCAGCATCAGAAGGTCTTAAAATATGTACATTGGGTACATAAAGATCTGCATCTTTACCATAAACTAATTTAAATAATAATTTCACACACGTTTCATTGCCTTTCGATCTATAGAGATCAAGAATGTGTTTTGTAACAAAACCAACGTCTAAATTTGACACATCAGGTAATGAGAAAAGATAAGTTTCTTTAAAATGTTTAAGAAAATCACCAACACTTTGATCAACATCAATATATTCAAGCATGTTTCTTGATATTTGAAGTGTGTTGTTATTTTGTTCTAAATGTTCATAATATGCTTTTAAAAACAATGTTAATAATGGAGCATCATCTCTATAGACACCAGGAAACTGCTGCTCGAGAAAGATAGAAATAGAATTCTCAATATTATTGAGCTCAGGCATTATTCTCTAATCTCTTCAACCGTTATTGTCGTTTCATCAGGTCTTATTCTAATAATATCCTCACGCTTACCAAATACATCTGTACTGATTGTTCTACCATACAATTTAATAATACCAGATGTAAAACCACCCGTGTATGAGGTAATCGTTAGTTCTTGAATGCTAACAACTCCTTTTTCATAATCAACAGTACCTACATTTTCATTGATTACGTCAATTGAATTATTTGTAACTGTAACTACTTGAAGTACACCATTCGAGTTGTCTCTCAAAGAACAACCTGTAATTCCATTAAATGTAAATGTGCCTGATACAACAGCTGGCGTCGAAAGCCCAACAAAGTCATCTTGAGTTAATTCATCAATAGGATTGTCTTTTTTTAGCTTATTATTGAATTCAATTCTTTGAGTAAATGCTTTATTAATACTTGGTGATATTTCTTTTACAACTCTTATTGCTGTTGAGTTGCTAAGTATTGATGGATCTGTTGCATCAATATCTTTCATCAGTTTACTTAATCTGAATGTTTTGAAGAACTGATCTAAATTAGTGCTGTTAAAATTAACAACGGTGTTTTCAACTAACGATTGAATTGCCGAAGGTGTTTTTTGTGTTGCATTTTTATTGTATCTAACTGTACTCTTAACCTCAATGTTTATAAACTTTGGATCTTTCACATCAAATCTCATACCAATAGGCATTTTTGGTTTAATAAAATTAATAATTTGTTGTTTTAATGTTGTTGGTATAACATCGTAAGATTGACTTCTTAATGCTGCCTTAACAACACCAAACTGAGGAGTGACTTCTTCATCACCACCAAACACAAACGCTGATGTAATATCACCAAACTCATTTAAAATTAGAGTTTCGTAATCATTTGTTGTGACAGCTCTTTCTTGGGTTGCCAACGCTCTTGGTGCAGAAAATTTAATATCATCGAGGTTTTGGAAAACGTCACCGTTCAATGCTTTTGTTACAAGTGAAATTGCTACTGGGTGACCTGCAACTGTATCTGCAGAAAAACTATTAGCACCATTTGGATCAGATCCACTTGATACTCTGTAATTTAATTCAACGAGATTATTGTTTGCTAGTCTTCTTCCAAATGTACCATTACCAAACACAACTTTATAACTACCATTTGTTGAAGGTTCAATGAAATATATGTTAGATGTACCAGTCAATCCAAATAAACTGTTTGCTCTTGTATATTCACTATTTGTACTATCTGTATTTGAAGTTCTTACTTTGACTGTCAAACTTGCAATATCAACATCAAAGTTGTTAATATAAAACTGTTGTGTGTTTGATGTTGAATTGGTGTTTGATACTAAAAATGCTTCCTGTACAATTTCACCTTCGTAAATTGCAACATTACTAGCAACATACCCATTATTAGCATAAACAACTATATCAGCATTTGTAGAGAATGAATATGTATTGTCACCTACTGTTGTTGTAAATGAAGTAAGCCTAGGAATAGTAATTTGACGTGGTTTTGTTACAGGATTAACATCAATGTTAATGTAAGCAACAGAACTTCTATATGATCTTGGTAAGTAGTTTAGAGATTTTGCAATTGAATAAACACTATCTCTTAATTGAGCACTATCAAGGAACATCTCTGATGCTACGTGATTAAGATACACATTGTTGTAATACGTATTGTATGATAAGAGATCCATCAACACGTTTAGATTGGAGCCTGTGAAATCATAATCAGCAAAAACTGCTTGACCCTGCATAAAGGAGATCAAGTTACTTTTGATAGAATCAAATTCTAAGTTGGCTACCGAGAACTCAGTGTTCGCTGCCATTTATCTATTCCTCGTAAGAACTAAATTTAGTGTTACAGTATCGTCACTATTTATTATTGCAAATTTAATCTCAATATTAACAGCATTATTGTCATTCATAAAACTTAAATTTGTTGCTATTAATTCTGCTCTTGGCTCATAATTATTTATTGTATCGTAAATAAATTCATCAACGACTATAGCAATACCTGGTGTCATATTTTCAAATAACATAGCCCTAAGGTTTGTGCCAATTTCAGGACGAAAAGGTCTTTCATACTTATCGGTTAGTAATAAATTTCTTACCGATTGCTTAACAGCCTCTGCATTTGTTTTTTTATTAAGTTGACCAGTAACAGGATGCCTGCTGAAATCTGTGAAGATATCAGAATATTTTTCTATTGTTCTTGTTATTTCTGTTACTGCAGTTACTTTACTCATATATTACTCGTTAAAACTCTTTGGTGGTTGTACCGTACCTGGTAAACTTGGAGCCTTTCCTTTTGATAATTCATTAAGTTTTTTAGTAAATTCAGAAAAGTCTCCTAATACTTTTTGCTTCGCTTTGGTAATAAATTCTTGAGCATCAGATCCAGGTTTAACTGTATTTCCTTGATCATCAAAAACTTCAGACAATGGATTACCATCATCATCAAGTTCAACCTCTTCAATTGAAGGTGTTTGTTCAATGTTAACAGGTGCTCCTGTTATAGTATCAATACCTATTTTCCTGGCTACACTAGGATTAAACCCAGGAGGAGGTGTTGGTATTTTAAATTCTCCTTCTTTGATACTTCCTAATTTTTTTGCAGAATCTTGTGCTATTTTACTAAACTGCCCTACTAATTGATTTAAACCACCCACCGCCTCTTTTACTTTTCCGGCAGCCGCTTTTCTCCCTTGCTTATAGGCTGCTTCAAACTCTGCAAAACTTGCATAACCACTAGCTGTAATTTCTTCACCGTTCGGACCTTCAACCTTTTCCCAAACAATATTTTCACCAGTACTTTTGTCAAAAGTAACTGCTGTTGGTATAGCTTCCTTAAAGGTATTTATTACAGATCTTCCAGCAGACATCAATAAACCATTGTCTCCAAATATAGGATTACTTACAACTGGGGCCATATCTTGTATTTCAATTTCATCTGGCTCTGCATCGTCAGTATCATCAGCCACCGGTGCAGTCGCTGGTGTTCCTAGTTTTAATGCTACGATTTTTTCACCGATTTGAATACCATCATCATCAAATATGGCTTCCTTTTTAAATTGAATGTTTGGAATTAGTTTACCAAAATCTGCACCCGTTGGTAAACCAATATCAGCAGAAAGCTCAACAGGAAAGTTTAACTTTTTAGCCTGACTCAAAGCACCTGAAATAGGATCAGCTAATAAATTTCCTACATCCTTAGCAGCTGATGTTAAATCATTTGCTAAGGATTGTATACCCGCATCCAAGCCATTTAAATTTGGTAACTCAAAACTTGCCTGGAACTTATCTGTCAATCCACTTAGAGAATTACCTGTACTCGCTATTGCATCGTTTAATTGGTCACCAAGTTGCGTTGCAACTCCCCCCAAAGAGTTTGCAATCTCTTCTTGCATTGATATTAAATCAGGTTTAAGTTGATTTGCTTTTGCAAACAAACTATTCATAGAACCTTGTACAGCCTCTTGAGCTCCAGACATAGTAACTTCTAACTGCGCAGGAGTTAAACTAGACACATCCAAATTTGCAACTTCACTTGCTTTTGCTGCTAAAGTATCTTTGATCTTCAATAACTCAATATCTTGGCCTGTATCTTTTAAACTATTAATTAATGCTGTTGGATCTGGAAAAGCAACCATTTATTACTCCTAATGGCTTGGCGCTGCAGGTGTTGCAAGATCATCACAATTATTATCACTTGTTCTTGATGGATCAGAAGGACAACTATAGTCAACTCCAGCCTTATGCCTGTTGTACTTATCAGCACCTGTCATTTCTTTCCAAACGCCAGCATGATCAAATTCATTTTGTCCAACATATTTAACAACATATGTGCTTGAGAAAGTTTCATGGGCAGCACCAGCGATTTTCTTTTTGTATGTGCCTCCAGTTGTTAAGTCATAATTAGTACCAATGTTAAGATCCATTTCCGCATCAGTATCAAGATTAAAACTTGCCGCTGTTTGAATGTTAACATTCGATGTAGTCTTAATAGTCAATCTACCTGTATTAGATGCAACTCTATTAATATCTGTAACACCAGGAGTTCCTTTAGCAGCATTAGCTGTAGAGCCAACAATCAGGTTAGTATTACCACCTGTAAACATAGTAAGAGAACCACCAATCGTTTCTCTTTTCCATCCATCAATATTAACAAATACATTGGAAGATATTGACGTGTTTGAAGTACCAACAATCTTTTCTTCGTTCGTTCCTTCAATGGTTTTTTGATAGTTCTTTGTTATTCTTTTTCTTTCATTACCATTAATTTGTGTAGCTTTATCAGTAAGAATAACCTTTTGTTCATTACCTCTAATTTTAGTAACCATATCACCATCAACTCTTAGATGGTAATCACCTTTGACTTCTTGGTACATATTTTTTTCAACAAATAGTCTTACATCACCTTTAACAGTAAGATTCATATTGCCTTCAACAACAACATGATTACCTTTAAGATAGATCTCGTAGTTATCACCAACCACTTTCGTTACTTTAGATCCATCTGGTTGAATTTCATAGAATGTACCTTTTTTATGAAATTGATGAATTCTCTCACCACCTGGGGTGTCATCATATT